ATGGCGTTCGGATTTCGATAACTTGATTCGGTGTAATTTGGCGGGCACCTGTCTAATTGTACACATCCTCAAAATCGTACAATTTTAAAATTCACTAACCGACAAATAAAATTTTACGCGACACTAGCTTGCCCATTAGTTCCGTGCCATTCCATGTAGCTAAATCGTATATCGCTTCAGGGAACTTTGCTCCGGGGACAAGGATCGGTTTTCCCGTCGAGTCCAATTTAATTCCCATTGCGTCATATGCCAGCCTGATTCCAGGTGCCGCCTCCAGAACGTAGTATTTTGGGGACGGGACATCTTTGAGTGCTTTCGACAAATTTTTCGCGATAGGCATTTCCGTCGCGCGCAGGATTGGAATCCCCTCAGCTTGCAGATCATTTATGATCCGCTCACTCACGAAAAAGGATGGTAGTCCTCCCCCGCAGCCTAGCACATCAGCCCAAACTTTCCCTCCGGGATCAATATGCAGACCAGGAAGTCTTGGGTTCACATCCCAGAACTCAATCTTCGATTTTTGTGTGATGGGAGGAAACGTACTGAAGAACGGCATGTATTCCAGCGGTCCCCACCCTGCTACCCATGGATATTTGGTATAGCCGACTGCCCAAGATGCGATTCTGTAGAGGTTCATGGCGTGTCAGGGAATTGTTGCCTGCATTCGACAAGTTTTTGAATGAGCTGCTGTTTGGTGAGCATGAGGCCTCCTTGCTCTATTGCAGCCTTTTCTTCGGCTTCTACTGCCCGCCACCCGGCATTAAATTGACCACAACGGTTGCGATGCCAACTGCAATGCTTATCCTTTTTCACTCAACACCAGTAGTTAGGGTTACGGCACGGTGAAAAGTGGTTTGAATTGAATGTTTGTCCATTGTCGTGCTTTCGCGATATCCCTGATCTCATCTGTGCAGACAAGCGTCATTGGCGTCTGCCAGTTTTTGTAGCTCATCAGATCAAGACCAGTCCAACTTGTCTGGCTTACCTTCCATTCAGAGGGAGGCCAGGGTTTGGGTCTCCCACTACTATAGTCGATTTGGTTATCCTTGTCATGAGGAATGCCCATGGCTGTCCACGAAGACTCTAATCCAGGGATGCCCTCCAATACGTAATACCTAGGGGGACTCACTTCCCGAAGCTTCTTCGGAAATGGCTGTATGAGAGGCATCTCGGTGGCGCGTAGATACCGTAATCCAAAGTGCTGAAGATCTGTCAGGACCCTTTCGCTAATAAAAAAATGGGGAGGGCCGCCCCCGCATCCTAGGATGTCCGGCCATTCATTGCCGCCCGAATCAAATTTTATTCCCGGTTTTGTGTGAGCGATTTCCCAAAATTCGCGAAAGCCAATTTTGAGCACTTCAGGTGCATCCTTGAGAAAGGGTATCTCATCGATATTATGATTTATTGGACCATAGCCGCTGGCCCATGCGTACTTGGAGTCGTCCTGATGTAGGACATCGATGTCATAGAATTTCATGGTGTATCAGGAAACTGCTGTCTGCATTCGATTAATTTTTGGATGATTTCTTGCATGGTATAAGGTTGGTCAGGTGGCTCGATCCGTTCAAATTCCCTCCACCAAGCATTGAATTCCCCACCTTGATTACCATGCCAACTGCCGTGCCGATCCTTCTTTATCCAGCGACCGAACGCTGGGTTGTTGACGTCGATTCCATGACGGGCAAACCATTCTTTTTGTGCCCAAGGAAAGTCATGGTGCGCTGCGTGAAGACTGCTAGGGCTAGGGCTTAAATTTTCCATAGCTGTTCTGAGCATACCACGCTGGTGATCACCAGGCGGTATGATCCGGCCTGAATCGCTGGAGAAAACGTGGCGTAAGAAGACCGAATAGGTATATTCGTCGTACACAGTGCCTGCGGTGGTAAGATTGCCATTAAGTCCGAATTCACGAAGCGCGTGGAATCCAGCTTGGTCTAGCTTGTCCAGTTGCCGCCCGGCAATAGTGACAATGGCAAAATGGCCACCGGCTTTGACCAGTCCTGCGGAAACACCTGGCAGCGCGGCGGCGAGGGATTCCCAGTGGCCTTCGGCGACGTCGTTGACGACGATGATCCAATCAAGCCCCTCGTTGACGATGCCAAGGCCGGAAAGATACAGCTCGGTGGCGGCGATGGCGGTTTGCTGGGTTTTCTGGACGGCGACCGCTGCGGCTGCCTGGAAAGCGGCTATCTCATCCATCGGATCCTCCCACTGGAAGTCGTCTGCGACTTCGTTGTGGAGATACATTTCCTTGAGGCCCTCGAAGAGCAGGCGGGCGGCGTGGATGGGGTTGATGTCCTCCTCGATGGAAATCGTCCGGATGTTGTCCTCGTAGTCGGAGAGGTCCTCCCCCCAATCGACCGAGGTGCTGAGATCCCGCAAGAAATCACCGGTAGCAATCTGGTGGCCGCCGCGCAGGTAGCCGTTGAGCAGTTCCTCGGCAAACGAGTCCCCGGCGTTGAGAAATTTGTAGGCCCAGATGATGTGTTCCGGGATGACGGGGTTGCCGGGTTGCCATGGGGCGGGCGTTTCCTCCGAGGCGGTTTCGAGGCTGTAAACGCGTGCCGCCATCGCAACCGGTGGTTCGGATTCCTCCCCTTCCTCGCCTGGCACAATGAGGATGTCGGTGGCGTCCATGTCGGAAATCTCCGGGTAGCGGAGTTGAAACTTCAGGGTTCCTTCCTCCGCATCATAGCCCGGTGCGTCTAGGCGTGCCGGAACCGGACGCGAGGAAGGCATGAACCGCTTGATTTCACCCGGTTCGTCTGGATCCTCGGGATACCAGTCTCCGCCCTTGTTGATGAGGTCGTAGGCGATGCCGCCGGAGACGACCTGCAACCCATCCGCCGCGAGGTCCGCCGGCAGCGAGGGGAAACGGATGGTGCAGGCTTCGATGTCCGAGGCCGGGGTTCCCCGGAGATCTTGATTGGCTGCCTGCGAGGTTTTAAGTGCGGCATTTCCCAGAACTTGGCTTCCAGGGCGGAATGTCAGGGTATTGGGTCCGGTTTCAATCCAGCGTCCGACCATTCGGTTCTTGGGAAAGCCCGGAGCAGTGAACTCCATTTTCACAAAGACACTGTCGATTTCCGTGGTTGAGAAACCTTCGGGAGACTCAATTTCCCATTGGCAGGGCGCGGTGATGTCGTTGGGCTGCACCGGGATGCGAAGGTTGCCACTGAAGATCAGCGAATCGGCCGCAGTCTCGGTGGACGCAGAATCGCCCGCCTGAGGCGATCCGGTTCCAACGAAGAGTGTGGCCTGATCGACGGTGCCGTTGCCTGGAGCTGCGGCGAAGGCGATGGACAGGGGTGCGGATAATGTCGGGAAGGCGGATGCGTCCTCTTCCCAGGTGAGGGAAACGCTCGATTCGTCGTAGCCCTTGTTTCCCGCGATGTTCGCCGTGGTCTCCGCACGGATCACATAGGTCTGCGGCTGGGCATTCGCAATCTCTATGGTTTCATCGAAGACGAAACCATCACCGACCGTGGCATCGAGCGGGATGGAGTGGAGCAATTCATCCTGATGATAGAAATTGAGTGTCTGCGGTCGCTCGGCGGCCGATTGTGAGAAGCGGGAAACGGAATCCTTCACCGTGCCCTGGAGGCGGACCTCAAGATTGCCGCCTTGAAGCGTGGAGGATGTGACGGACATATCGACCGATGGCGTTGGAACTGCTTCCGCTGCGACGAAACCTTCGGGCACTTCCTCAATGTTTTGCGCGTCTCCGACGACGGTCTCCATCGGGAGCAGAGTGGCTTCCAATCCTGATGTTGCGTTTCCTCCGCGTTCTTCTGTCCTGTGATTGTGGGCGGTGAAGAGTCCATCCCGATTGTCAACCAGCCAGGAACCATCGGCAATGGTGAAGAACATGGCCGCGCCCGGAATCCGATCCGGCTCGTAACTTTGAAATGTCGATTGCCATGGTTTATCTTCTACCTGAGCCTCCCAACAATACCACGTCTCCTCCTCATCCTCTTTGGAGCCGGTGTGATGGAGGGTGACTTTGTATTTGTTGTTGCGACGAAGTTTGATGGTTCCCGTTTCCGGAACTCCGACAGCGGGCGTGATCACGAACATGGTCCGATGGTCGTTCGGTCCGTCGCCACGGATCTCCATTCGCCACGAGGCATAGTCGCCGTAAGCCTTGAAATCGACTTCATGAATTTCGTCTTCAGGCGGATTCCCTCCGTCGGTCGGGTCATTGGGATCGGAGCCTTGATTGACTTCGGTCAGATCATCCACGCCATCTCCGTCCGTGTCGGCAAGACGAGGATTGCAGCCGTTTAACCACTCTCGGAAGTTGTCAAAGCCGTCGTTGTCAGGATCACCTGAGGCACCGTTGATACCAGAGGTGCTTTTGGGGTCAAAGGAATGCTGAATCTCCCACCCGTCGGGCATGCCGTCGCCGTCGGTATCGTGTTTGGTGGGATTGGTAAGGTGGGTGTTGATTTCGGCGGAATCGGACAGTCCATCATTGTCCGTATCGGCCTTGAGCGGATCGGTGTGGTGGGTATTGATTTCCGCTAGATTGGTAAGTCCGTCGCCGTCGGGATCTTCCTGTCCGTCTAGCGTTCCGTCGTTGTCTGTATCCTCAAGCAGAGGGTTCAGGCCAAGGCGTTGTTCCTGGACGTTCGTCAGACCATCGCCGTCGGGATCGGTGATGGTGTTATAGACGAGCGGGTCGAGGCCGTTGGCGATTTCCCAGCCGTCGCGAAGCTGGTCATAGTCGGTATCTGGATTTCTAGGCAGTGTATGGTGGATGCGCAGTTCGGCAAGATTGGTGAGGCCGTCGTGATCGGAATCTTCCTGACCGTCTTGAATGCCGTTGCCGTTGGTATCGGGCTTGGTTGGGTCGGTGTAGGTGAAATCGACCTCCTCTGAATCGGTGATCTCGTCGCCATCCGTGTCGGCATTGTTGGGATCGGTGCCATACCAATATTCGGAGATGTTTGTGAGGCCGTCGGCATCAAGGTCACCGTATGGGCCTTGGCCCGGGTCGGAGGTTCCGTCATCGTCGGGATCCAAGCCGTGGAGAATTTCCCAATCGTCAGGCAACCCGTCGTCGTCACGATCAGCCACCCAAATGTTCGTTCCCTTTAGGTATTCATCATAGTCACTGAATCCGTCTCCATCGCTGTCAGTATTCGTCACCGCGACGCGCCAGAAGAACTTATCGGCTACGGTGCCATCCGAATAAGTCGGCAGGGTGGCGATCTCAATTACCTGCCCATACCCGTATTCTGGTTGGCCGGCGGCAATCCAACTTCCTGAGGACAGGTCGGGCGAGGCATGCAGGGTATACTGTTTGCCATATTGGGTCGGCCATGAGATGACGAAAGCCTCGGGGGAAACAAGCACCGGTTCGCCGCCACCCTCAGGTGTCGTGTAAACGGCGGGGACGTGCCGCACATTGGCTTGCAGGAATCCAAGGGGAGGAGTTCCATCGAAGGGATCGGTGCCAGCGTTGCACTCATCGAGATTGCTAACGCCATCGCCATCGGCATCGTCGGCGGACAAGATTGACGCCGGGAAAAGTTGGTAGTTGTTGAAACGCCTCTCCCAAGCGTCACTCATTCCGTTGCCGTTGGAATCGGCGGCGGCATGAGCTGCCGGACTGAGAAAAAGCGCGATCAGAACAGCGGAAAGGATGCGTTTCATCGGGCGGCTCCTCCCTTCCCGTTGGCCGCAGGTTGCTGGACTCGCCAATAGTTAAGGGTGATGTTCTTAGGTTTGGGCGGGTTGGCCTTGAGGTATTCCTCGCGCTCAATTCGGGCTTTTTCGCGTCCTTCGAAGGCGGTTTTCAGTCGGACAAGCTGGTTGTTGTAGAGGTCGTGGAGAGCTTGGATGGGAGCGAGCTCTTCGGCGGCAGGTGGTTTGCCGACGATTTCGAACGTGGCCTTGCCTTCGGGGAAGTCGGGCATCGCAGGCGCGTCGTATTCCCTGCCTTTGGCGGCCTGGAGTTCGGACATGCGGTCGATATCCACGTTGCCCCAGCCCATGAGGAGGTAGTGGGTTTCAGCGGCGGAATCTACAAATGAGTTGATGCCTCCAGCGATCAGGGCGAAGTCGGCGGAGGACCAGAAGGTGATGTCTTCATGTCCACCTTCGGGCCAGTAGCGAACAAGAGTGCGAGGCGGAGAGTCCTTGGAGCGGAAAACCGTGGCACCGAGGAAAAGCAGGCCCGATCTTGGATGTTCCTCGCGGTATTCAGCAAGCCGCTTGGTAAATTCGGCATCTACTTCGACAGCGGCCGTCTCCACAGGGGCTGGAGGCGGCGGGAGCGCGATAGGTTTGATTTGCTGAACGGTGATCGTCCGCCCGCCCTGTTCGTGGGTGGTGGCTTCGAGGATGTCCTGTGCGGGAATGCGGAATTCGGGTTTCGGCGGGGCCGGTGGCGGTGGCGTGCCGTCTGGTATTTCACCGAGAATACGGGCGGCGGTTGGCACGGTAGCGCGAGCAGCGCTGATGTCTTCGGAATTTTCGACATCCGCGACCTGCGAACGGACGATCACCGCAGTGGCCAGCCCCACCATCAACACGAGTGGTAATATTTTCATTGGAAGTGCCTCTTCATATCCTTGGTCGCAGCATCAGGTCAACTGACCAAATCGGCATTCGGGTGGTCGAACCAACCAACAATTGGCGGTTTCCGCCGCCTAAATGATAGAGGATGCACGAAAATCGCAAAAATATGCTCAGTTCGTCAGCTTACGGACAGCGCATCAGGTTTGATACTGCACGATAACTCACCCCATCCACATTTCCAAATCCGCCATCGCCGCCCTGACGTTGCCTGCTGCACCGGCCGCAATCATCCGGGTGGTGGCAATAGGGACAGCCCACCGCCTCGCGAGGAATGCCGCGAGAACCTCGTTTTCCGGTGGCTGGAGTCGGACTGATTGAAAGCGGGTTTGGAACCGTTCAGTCAGGCTGCCGAGGTCGAGGTTCGTGGTGCCGAGGAATGCGTGGCCGGGTTTCATCCGGTCGAGATAGGTGAGCAGCATGTCCTGCGCGTCCTTGGAGCATCGGTCTAACTCATTCACGACTTTGACCGACCACGATCCGAAGATCGATCCATATGCGAGTGAGCGTGTCCATTCACGGGCGAGTTCGAGTCCCACTTCCTTGCCGTTCACGTCCTCGATGGCTACCGGGTGGCTGGCGAGCGTGCGGGCGATCATGTTCACCAAACTCGTCTTGCCGATGCCGGGAGCGCCGGAAATCAGGAGCTTGAGCGGCTGGTCAGGGTTCGTCCGCAGACGTTCGGCCTTCCGCATCAACACCTCCGCCACCTTGCCCGCCTGCCCCACAAAATCCGCAGGACAGGACGGGACGAAGCAGGTGGGAGCAATCGGTGGCTTACGCGGCATCACTCGCCGCCTTTCCAGCACGGGTGTTGAGGATCAGATCGGCAATGGCCTGCGCACCTTTCCGGTAGAGCACCACGGCCAGCAACTCGCCATCGACATACACGGCCCAATGACGGGTGCGGTATCCGTCTGGCTTGTGATAGGGTTTGACTTCGATCATGACGCCCAGCCCTCCCTTCTGGCACGAGTGTTCAGGTCGCGCAGGTTCAGGCCGTATTTCTCCGCCGTCTTGCGCGGATCTCCGTAGCGGCGGAAGTGGCGTTTCACCAAATTCCAGTCCGGCTCCGGTGGCGTGTCCGGCAAGATGGCGAGCGGGTCGAAGCGGGTGGGGCGCTCCGGTTCATCCGGCGTCTGCTCCAATGCGGCCAGTCGGCGGAGGATCGGCTTGAGGCGGTCCATCACCAGAGCCTCCACATCGGCGGGCACCGGTGTTTGAATCGGCGCTCCACCGGCAAGTTCGGCAATCCTGGCGTCCACGATTTCACGGATCAGGTCCACGGGGACCTCGGTGATGGAATAGACGATGCCGCTCAGGCTTTCGAGGCCGAGCAGCTTTTTCATTTCCCGGCGTGCATCGCGGGGGCTGTCGGCTTGGAGACGATCATCGAAGACGATGTCATTGCCGCGGCTTGCGATCAGTTTATAGGTGCGTTTCATGGCTTTCCGATGGTCAGGGTTTCAAGGACGTGCTCGACATCCGAAAGGCGGAACCTCACGGCTTTCCCGAGCTTGATGTAGGGGATGAGTCCGGCCATCCGCCAGTTGTAGAGCTGACGGCGGCAAATTTTCATGTAATTCGACAGCTCGATTTCGGTCACAAGTGGCCCTTTGGTTCGTGCTGGCTCTTCATAGGTCTGCTGGATTGGGAACTGGTAGTTCATCTTCATGGTGTCTGTTTTTTGGTTCATGGTTTCGTTGGAGAGGGCACATGCGGCGGTCTCAGGTGTCCGAGTTGCCGCAGGTGTCCGGGAAATCGAGAAAAGGCTGGTGGTGGCTATCCGCATACTGCGTATGAATTGGCGCAAAAAGTGAGGGGTGAGGGTTCAGGCCATAGGTGAACCCGAGGTTGCTCGCCTGCATCCCTCGCCACTCGCGCCAGTCGCCGTAGAGCTCGGTGAAGTCGCGGTCGAAGAACACCCACCTGCCGGGGAGTCGGTCGAGAGTGTCCATACCGCAGAGATCGACCAAGGACGCGGCGACCCGGGTGTCGGACAACAGGCCGTCGGGCATCCGGTGTTTCGGCATCCGCCGCAGGGTTTCGCGCCACTGGCTCCACGTTCCATTGTGGAAGAGCACGGCGCGGGCATGGCCGGACAAGCGGGTGGTGGCCTTCGCGGACACCGGGAACGGGTGGCACAGCTTCGGCGTCACCTCCCCGACACTCGCCCATCGGAAGTGGATCACGATCTCGCCGGTGAGTTGGGCGATCAGTGGTTCGAGTTCGTCGGGTTCGAGTCCCTTGAACCATCTCACTTCGCCGTCTTCCCGCCACGCCACACCGGCACCATGGGGGTTCGCTTCGTGGCAGGCATCGAGGGTGGCGCGGTCAGGCCGCACGTTGGCGGGGCATACGAGTATCACACACATGGTTTTCGCTTGGTTAGAGGTTGGCGTAGGGGAAGCGGGAATCGAAGCGGCGGCACATCCGGTCGGCTATCTTCCGGTAGTGCTTGAACTCCGAGTGCAGGGGGCCGACCAGACCCAAGGCGACGGTGCGCTTTGATCCGGTCCATCCGAGGTAATCCCAGAGGAAGCGGAGAGCGTCCTTCGCCGTGGCCGTGCGTTTCGCCTGCGACTTGTTCTTCGAGAAGGCACCGAGGCATTCCACTTCGGCAGCGCGGCGGCAAAGGCCCAACACCGTGGCGAGGTGGTGCATGAGCTTGTGCCGGTTCAGCGTGCCGGCGAAGACCCGGAATTCGATCACGCCGTGGGTGAAGAGCTTTTTGAAGTTGATCATCCCGCGTCCGCATCGGCTGGCGGCGTCGGCTTTCCTTGCTGGATTGCTGTTGCGTTCCATCTGGCGGACCAGAGTTCCCACGTCCTCGCCGAGCGTGTGGCTGTATCGGTTCAGGTGGCGTCCGGTGCCCGTTTGGCCGTAGAGGCTCATGGCGTGCCACCGTGCGATGTGGGCGAGCTTGCGGCCGTATTCGCTCATGGCTTGCGGGTCGTCCGTGCCGATGATGGATTTGACGCCCACGATGATATGACATCCGCACGAGCCGTTCACGTTCGCCCCGATGGCGTTGGCCCACTCGACGAATTGAAGGAGGTGTTCGATGCCCTCGCCGCCTTGGAGGATGGGTGAAACAAACTCACAGGCCATGCGGCCCGGGATGGCGCGGATTGAACCGTCACGTTCGGCCTTCCAGTGATTGCCGTTGAAGGTGGGCGCGGTGAGGTGCTCGGTGGTTCCGTTGGCGGCTCCCACGGTCACGGCTGCGCCGAAGTGGTAGCCGCCGACAACGATGCCGGACATGGCGGGGATGGTGGTTTCGAGTTCAACTCCGAAGGTGATGCGTTCGGCTTGGGGATCTTGCGGTTTCATAGGTGGATCTGGATGCCGGAGGGGTTGTGCGTTCCGACATCCTCCTTCCTGCCAGCCACCCGCGTCGTTTGTCGCGCACCATCCGCACGCCAATTCGCGCCATTTTTGCATGGCGGATTTCACGACTAACATGAGGGTGATTGGCTCCGATCACATGTCCCATGCCTCGCGGAATCCGATGAACTTCGGAAACCTCGGAGCGTCCTTGGCACCGCTCGGTTGGTGGCTGAACTTCACCACGCGGCCTATCAGAGACTCACGGTCCATCCAGAGCGTCACCCTATCAATGCCGCCGACGACATGGTTGTAACCGAGGCGGAATTCCACGCCGGTTGAGAGGTGGCGGACAATGAACCCGCCGAGTTCTCCCCGGCCAATCATGCCAGCCTGGGCGAGACTGCGTTTCGTGCGTCCGAAGGCGTCCTGTTCGGCGGCGTTCTGATTGGTCATGCCCTCGTAAGGTTCAAGCACCACGGCTTCGGCGTCCTCAAAGCGTTTGATCTTGAGCAACCACGCTTCGCGCTCGGTCGAACGTCCACACTTGTAGGGTGAATGCGGCGTGCGGACCATCACGCCCTCGTATCCCTCATCAAGGCATTTGGTCTCGAACGCCTCAAGCTCGGCCAGATTGCGAACCAGTGTGGGCGTCACGAATACCAGATGCCGCGAGCGTGGGTCGGAATCGCCGAATCCAAGCAGGCCGTCGAGGTCCGCCACGCGCTGGCGATAGGGTTCGTCCAATCGTCCCTCGAACACATAGTCAAAGATATGGAAGACGAAGTCCGGCTTGCCGTCACGACGACCGATCGCGCTGGTGGTTTCCGAAAACGTGCCGTCGCGCAGCATGAGTTCGCCGTCCACGCCGTCGGGCAGGTTGGCTTCGATCCACTCACGGGCGAACCGGTTGGAGATCGGTTTGAATGATCGCGTGAGCGCCTTGCCGCCGAGCTTGAGACAGCGGATGCCGTCGAGCTTGGGCGTGGCGAGCACGGGGAATGGGAGCAGGTCGGGGCGCTCACACTTAGAGGCGAGCATTGGCTTGGTGATGGCATTCATGGTTCTGTGGGTCGGAGGGTTGTGCGTTCCGACATCCTCCTTCCTGCCAGCCACCCGCGTCGTTTGTCGCGTGCCATCCGCACGCCGGTTCGCACCATATTTGACGGCCATTTTTCGTAGCAGGGGCCGCCTTGACATCCTGGTGGAAAAAATCAGAATCCATTTCGGAAACACCAACCGCAAATCTGCCTAACCCTCATCGGTCAGGATCAGCGACCCTGATGAACGAGATGCGCGGAAGTGCGCATTTGCACCAGTTGCCCGCACTTAGTTGTTACTTCTCAACTTCCGATCACTACTCATCAACATTGTCGCCGAGAAAATGGATTTAACCGAGATGCAGACGAATTCTACCAACCTCCCAGCAATATATCGAGACTGATGGATTCCAATAAAATTTACATCCTCGCCCTTGAGTGGTCGGAGTCTCCTTTCCACCAGGGGACTTACAGGGTGTTTCTCTCGTATCATCCAAATTCGCGACGATGGGCACTCTCCGCAAGTCAAAGTCCGTCCAACGAAAGATTGTCGTGGAAGACCGGCGATGGAAAAGAAAATCAGAGAGAGATCGCTATCGAATTACTCCGCAAATCCTATGATCGTGGCGCACTTACATTCGACCTAATATCAGACGAGGGACCATTCGGTATTTCCCTAAGGGAATTCGTCCCCCCTAAGACGCGAATGATCCAAACAGACGAGCCAATTGAGGTGCCGCGGAAAATTTGCCAATATTGCAGACACCTCGTCAGACCTCAGGGATTCGCAGCAAACATGGCACGAATTTTCGACTGTGGCCGCGGCAATTGGACTAATCGTGAGCGGGGAATCTCCGAGACTGAGCGGTCTGGGAGACGGTCGCCAAATCTAGATTTTACCTGCCACGAATTTGCGCCGGCCTACAAGAAGCGCGAAGAGACCTAATACTGATAGAATCCCAAGCAAATCCCACACACTCTTTATTGACCGCGGACCAGAAACACGCTGAATGCGCGCAGGGAGAGCAACGGCTTACCTGCCCTAAGTCGAAGGATGGATCTCAATTCATTGTCCTGCATTGAGCGCACGTTTTAGGTCAGCCTTGCCTGATGCCGGATGGTCCACGACCGCACTCGCCTTGGTGCCGCGTAATCAGCCGTAGGGACTCACGGCCCCCGCACAAGGGATGGCAATATGGTTGGCCCTCACATCCACCATCCGCGTTTGATAGACTGCCATTAGTCGCGGAAAAGCTCCGTTGGCATGCGGATTGAACGGGATGGCTCAGTATTCGCTCGGCAGCAGGATCGTCGTCATTGACCGGTCCCACTCGGTGATGATGTAGAGACGGTCGCCGCCGGTGGTGCGGTAACAACTCAGCAGGCGGGTGCCGTGGTCGAGGGCGTCCTCGTTCGCCTGCTTGTCTTCGGAGCAAAGTTCCTCGCCCCAATCCCCACAGTGGTGACGGCGGAGGTATCGGGTCAGGTCCACATCCAGCGCAAGCGCACCGGGAGTGGCGTAGGTTTTCCCAATCGGGAAGCGGGGTTGCATCAGGTGTATGCCCATGGGGATCTGGTGGTTGGTGGTTTATCAGGAATCGATCAGGCCGTCGAACAGGCCGGGGATGAAGGGATTGAGGGCGTCCTGCTCCTGCCGGAAGAACTCCGCCTTGGTCTTGCCCATCTTGCGGCCCTGCGGCGTGTGGCAGTCGTAGGCGTAATCCGGAATCGGGATGTATCCGCCGGATTGCTCCAGCTCGTCTGTCAGGGTTTCCGGGTCCAACCCGGCCTGATGGTCATAGACGAAGTTTTGCAGGTGGTCGGCGTCGCGGCTTTTCTTGGCCATGCACAGCAGGATCACCGCCTTGGAAATGAAGATGCGGCCCTTCGGCTTCTTCGCGGAGGTGGTGCGGTTGATCTCGGTGTAGCTGTCGTGCAGCGCCTTGACCTCCGCCGTGAGGATTCCCCAGCAGTCCTCCGCGCTCACGGTGAGCAGACGCCGCCAGACATACTGGCCGAATCCGCTCGCCCAAAGTTCAAGCGCCCAATAACCGGCCAGTTTCGCGTCTCCGCGTCTGATCGCCTTCTGCATCGCGCTCGATACTGCCGGGAAGGAGTATCCGCGAGTGGTGTGTAAGTGGTAACTCATCGTCTTTGACTATACGCAGTTAGCGGACAATTTGAAAGCAGTTTGGGCCACCATTTATCAGAGCTTCACCGATTGCCGACGTGGCGCGTCCATTGCCACACGATCCTGGCTCTTGTAGGATTCAAGACGGATGTGAGCCTTCCACTTGCGCTTGAGGTATCGCTTCTCGGTGGCGATGCGTTCCTCGCTTCGGAACAGGCTGTTGCCGCCGAGGTTCTTGTCGCGCTCCTGAACAAAGCAGAACCGCGCTTCGTTCCAGACCAGCCTGTTGTCCAACAACTCCTGGAGCGTGGCGTCGATGTCGCACTTGCATTTGAGAAGCTCGTCCCACTTCGGCACGCCGCCTTTCTCGTCGCGCACCACACCGACCGCCCCGCCGACCCAGTGGTTCACACCGAATGGATCGTTGCGTTGCAGAAGCCGTGGATCGCTTCGCTGGTGCCAGCCGAACAACCGCGCCCCGGCCCCACGCGCACACCACGCCGAGTTTTCGAGCATGGCAATGGTCTCGACGATTGAGAGTTTCCGGCATCGCAGGCTAACCATGCAGACGCATGCGGAAATATCATCGTCGAGCATGACGATGGCGTCATCTTTGAAATGCCGGAGCACCCAGTTTCGCACCGCGCTGATGCCAGCGATCTCGTCGGGAATGGTTTCGATTTCCAGTCCGGTGTGGCGGTAATGCTCAGCCTCGCTTGCGGGAACGAGGAGCGTCGCCGACGGGAACAGCTTGTGGCTCGTGATCGAGTGGCTCCGGCTGCGGGACAGGATCACCAGGCGGAGTGAGAGCGGGCGGAATTCCGGCCAGATTGGCGCGGCGGCAGAGGTCGATGAGTCGTTTTCCATGGAGCACGCGGCCGAGGCCGATTTTGTGGGTTCTGCGGTTGATCGAGTAGTCAACCTCGCGCACCCCGATGAGCTGGAGCACCTGCATCCAATCCCGCAGGTCGTGGAACATGAACACGAGGTAGTCGTGGGTCTCGAACGCCTGGCATTCCATCCTGGGGATCATCTCGATCTCGTCTTCCGGGTTGGCGGCGTCGTCCATCAGCTTGCGGATTTCGTCCTCCATGAAGCCGGTGAGCTCGATGTCGAAGTTCGGGTCGGCGTCAGCGATGGATTTGAGCACTTTGCGCAAGTCGTCCTCGTCGAGTTCGGCCAGTTCCGAGAGGCGGTTGTCGGCTAGCAGGTCGGCCAGTTCCTCGGCTTCGCTGGCGTAGTCCTGCTCGTCCACGGGGATCGTTTCGCAACCAATGAGCAATGCCGCCTCCAAACGGCCATGCCCGCGGACAATCAGGCCCGAGCGCTTCGAGACAGTGACCGGATTGCGCCAGCCCTGCTCCTGGATGATCGAGGCAAGAAGCTGGATCTGATGGGCGCTGTGGCGGTTCGGATTGACCGGGTTGGGTTTCAGCGTGTTCGGATCGACGAGGCGGGTGTGGGCGCAATGCACGGGGATGGTCATGTCCCCTGCCCCGCCGTCAACCCGCCGCGCCCCAACCTTGACACCGCGCTAGCGTTCATCCGTAGTCTGCGGACACCGTCATGGATCACGCCACCTTCGCCAAACTGCTCCGCGACTGGAGGGAACGCCATGGATACAGCCAGCGCGATGCCGCCGAACAGTTGAAGGTGTCCAAACGCAGCCTGGAGAACTGGGAGCAGGAACGGGCGATGCCACAGGGTTTCGGACTTCAAGCTATGCTCGAAATCATCCAGCCCAAGCGGAAACGGAAATGATGCCCGGTTGACGTGTCCGCAACCTGCGGATGGAGCCTGTATCACCCGACATCGCCAAAAAACTGCTTTCCCGCGACTTCGCCAACCTGGTGGGTCGTGTCCAAAAGGGCGGCAAACTGACCCGCACCGAACGGGCAATGTTGCAATCGATGGCCACCGGCACCGGTGCCGCGCCAACGACGGCGACCAACTACGTCGAACTGGCCGCCATCCTGGGAATCACCCGCCAGTCGATCAACACCTGGAAAAAGCGCAAGGACGCCCCGAAACCGGCTTCGAACGGCCTGCACGATGTGGCCGCGTGGCGTGAGTTCATGCGTCGCAACGATCTCAAAGGCGGCGAGCCATCGACCCCGGATGCCGCCGACATCGAAACGTCGCTGAAGGCCCGCAAGCTGCTCGCCGAAGTGGAAGAGAGGGAACTGCGACTCGGAATCAAGCGCGGCGATTTCGTGGCGGTCGAGGAAGTCCGGCAGGCGTGGACCGAACTCGTGGCGCAGGCAACGTCGATGCTCCGCAAGAAGTTCGAGCAGGAACTCCCGCCGATTCTATCGGGCCTCGACGCCACCGGAATCCAGGAGGAAGCGCGCCACGCCATCGACGAGGTGTTGACGATTCTCCATGAGGGGGAGTCTGAGTCAGGTTGACGCGCCCCGGCGGGTGTGGAATCGACGGAGAAAACAGCGGCCGAACCTAAGCGCGCAAAGAACCTGCGCTACTATCTGGCCAACAAGGAGCGCCTCAACGAATACAGTAGCGCATACCAGAAGGAACACCGCCAAAAACACAACGCGCAAAGGCGGGCATCATACGACAAAACGAAAAGGGCCGCCAAAAAGGCATACTACGAGCGGAATAAAGAACGCATCCTCAAGCAGAAGCAGGAATACTTCGTCCGCAAGATCGACTCCATCAACGACTACAGGAAACGAAACAGGAGAGAGATTTCAGCACAAAACAGCCGTTGGCACCGCAATAACAGGGATCGGATTCGTGTGCGTAAACGCGAGAGCAGTCGACGGAGATACCTCGATCCCCACAACCGCGTGGCCGGCAGCGTGCGACGGAGAATAGGGAAGCTGATGGCGGGAAAATCAAAGCCTGATCGTTCCGAATGTTTGCTCGGATGCAGCTTTGGCGAATTCATTCAATACATCTCCGCCAGGTTCAAGCCTGGTATGACCATGGAGAACTACGGGCGGAAATGGCACATCGATCACATCATGCCATGCAGCGCGTTCGATCTGACCAGGGAAGACCAGCTTCGCCAGTGCTGCCACTTCACAAATCTCCGCCCATTGTGGGCGAAAGCAAATCTTCGCAAGGCCTCGAAAATCACAGATCCTCAACTTCGCCTCCTCTTGTGACAGCAAACGAAAAACTCACTCGAATCTGGCGCAATGCATGGCGACCTCCAGACCGTCGTCCTCCGTGGGAATGGTGCGAGGAACACATTACCTCGATCCCATATTCGCCAATCCCAGGCCGCTTCCGTTCAGCTAACTCACCTTGGATGCGCGAACCAATGGAAGCGCTGATGGATTCGAAAATTCGCATCGTGAGCATCATAGCCGCCATTCAGAGTGGAAAAACCAGTGTCGGTGAGTTTGGTCTTTGCCACATCATCGCTAACAACCCAGGCCCGACGCTATGGCTCGATCAAACAGACGATGACGCGAAGGACCAGAGCGAGAGCCGGTTGCAGAAGCTCTTCGATGAATGCGACCCGGTGAAGGCGCTCTATCCGGCCAATCGACACAAGCGGCGCAACACCACAATCCACTTCGCCAATGGCATGACGCTATGGGTGCTGGGGGCCAACAACAAGACCAACCTCCAGCGCCGATCGATCCGTTGGTTGGTCTGTGACGAGACATGGCGGTACAAAAATGGCCACATGGCGGAGGCGGAAGCCCGTGTCACCGCGTTCGGCTGGCTCGGCAAGTGCCTGTTCATGAGCCAGGGCGGCGAGGAGGACGACGACACCCACCGCAAGTTTGAAACCACCAACATGCGCGAGTGGACGTTCGCCTGCCCGCATTGCCACCACCGCCAGCCGTTCAAGTGGGAGCAAATCGAATGGAGCAAGGACGCCCGCGATGAATCCGGCGAGTGGGATTTTCAAAAAGTCCGCGACACCACCACGATGCACTGCGTCTCGTGCAACCACTACTTCGACGACAGCGACCGCATCCGCAGGGAACTCAACCTCACCGGCCACTACGTCACCACCAACCCGAACGCGCCGAAGGAAAACGCCGGATTCCATTGGAACGCCCTCTGCGCCATGAGCTGGGGCCGCCTGGCCGAACTTTATCTCCGCGCCAAGACCGCCGCCCGCAAAGGCGACGTGAGCCTGATCCAACAGTTCTACCAAAAACGTCTGGCGCTCGCATGGCGCGAGTATCTGGAGGACTACCGCCTGGACATCGTTCCCGGTGGCTACCTCAAAGGTGAAACATGGGACGGCGAGGCTGGTGTGGATGCTCAAGGTCGGCTCGTTTCTGCCGGTCAACCCTGTGCCTGCCCGCTCCGCATCCTCACGGTGGACTGCCAGATGGATCACTTGTTCCTTGTTGTTCGTGCATGGGCCGAAGATGGATCAAGCCGCCTGATCTGGAACGAACGCGTGCTCACGTTCACCGATGTCGAGTCCGTCCAGGAGCGTTTCGGCATTCATCCCAACCTCGTCTTCATCGACGCGGGCTACGCGACCTACGACGTCTATCGAGAATGTGCGGCTCACGGATGGACGGCCCTGATGGGCGACAAGCGGGCGACGTTCACCCACAAGACGAAGGGCCGGAAATCCATCGAGCGCTTCTATTCACCGCGCCGGAAAGTGGTTCTCAGCCGTGGGCAAAGCTGCTCGGTGTTCTACTGGTCCAACCTCAATATCAAGGACACGCTAGCCCGTCTCCGCCGGAACCAAAACCCGGACGACGGCCCGGTGTGGGAGGTGCCGGACGACATCGACGAGGACTATCTCGCCCAGATGGAAAGCGAGCGCCGGATCAAGAAAGGCGGCAAGTGGATGTGGGAGCGGATCGGATCACGGGCGAATCACCTTTTCGACTGCGAGTCCATGCAGATCGCAGCCGCCACCATGCTCAAGATCGTCGGGCGCGAATCGGTGGGAGAACCGGCCGTTGACACCCCGGAAGAAGCATCATGAGCGCTTCCAACACCGCCTTCGCCGCCTGGTTCGAATCCCAGGGATTTCGCCACTTCGGTGCCCGCGAGTTCGAATCCTACTTCGTGGCGCAGCGAAAAGGCGTGAAGAACAGCCCCCCGGCGAAATCGCTCTGGAAGAACATCGTGCCAACCTTGCGGATCGTCGATGAACTCCGCGACTCGTTCGGCAAACCCTGCCGGATTCTCAGTTCCTACCGCTCCCCCGATTACAACAGGACCGTGGGTGGGGTCGGCCTCAGCCAGCACATGGAATTCAGGGCGCTCGACATCGCCTTCGACGGCGTGAGTCCGCAGCGCGTCTATGACCGCTTGATCGAATGGCGGAAGGCTGGGAGATTTACCGGAGGTCTCGGGCTCTATCCATCGTCCGCCTTCGTCCACATCGACACTCGCGGCAATAACGCCACATGGCGCGGAAGGTGATCCGTTGACACCCGCCGCCGTGCATGGCTCGCGGACTCTTCATCACCGGTTTCACAGTTTCAGAGGTGCTCGCCATCCAGC